TTTCAATGACTTTATTAAATTATTTGCTCGTACTACTATTTTGGTAAAAAATGGTAATATAATTTCACCAAATTGACTTCCAAGTTCTTTTAATCCTTGACTAAACATCCTCATTTGGTTTGCCGCACCACCGGATGTCCTTGCAAAATCACCTTGAGAATTTGCCGTTTTTGCAATTATATATTCATAACGCAAAGCAACCTTTTCGGCTTGATTCATCTTCTTGATGCTCTTTGTCATTCCTTTGTCCAAAGCGAATTGTTGCAAATTCACCTCAGTCATAACTATCCCAAGTCTTTTCAAGGATTCAGTTTCACCGGTAAACACCCCCGCCAATGCCGTAGTGACTTCTTCAATATTTATGTTTTTAAAAGATGCCAAGTCCCCGGCAAGTCCGGTCAAAGAAATGGACATTTTAGCCGCCTCGGCAGTTGACAATCCCATTGATGTGGACATATCTCCAAAAAGTGCCGCCATATCTAACGCCTGACCTCTTGCAATACCAAAACTTTGTAAAGTTGTTTTTGCAAAATCCCTGACCTCTTGTGAAGAACCTTTGAAAGCAACATCAACTTTGTTCAATGATTCATCGGTGTCAGATGCGAGTTTAATCATAGCCGCACCGGCAAGACCGATGGGTAAAGTTAATCTTGTTGAAAGCCGAGTTCCAATGTCGGTGGTTTGCCTCCCGAATGCTTTTAGTTTCGCTGATGCTGATGAAAGTGATTTATTTAATCCTTTTGCATCCCCATTTATTATTACTTCTAAAATGTTTGCCATAATGCAAATTTAACAATTTAAAAAACAACCTCCCTTGGAATGTCTTTCATTGATTCCAATAAATCTTCAAATTCTTTTAATTTCTCAGGGGTTGACCTTGGAACGTTCTTTTTGATGTAAACATCCTGCGGCAATGGAAACAAATCCGGGGGTTTTATTGTTTGGCTTTTCTTGGTGCAATTTACATTATGGATAAGTGTTGCCAAATACCTCAAACGTTCCCACTCAAGGTTTTGTTTGATGATATGGCTTTCGCCCAATAGCTGATTTTCCTTCCAAGTGTTTATCCAAAAATCACCCGGCGGAATACCGCATTGCCCAATAAAATAATCAGCTAATGAATCCCAAGTTATTTGCTCGGATTCGCTTGTGTTTTTTTTTCCTCGGTGGGGTTTCTTTGAATCCCCATATTTAAATCATTCCCAAGGATTCGTGATTCGGTCATTGCCGTGACAATCTTTTCAAGTTGATTGGCATCAACATCCTCCAACCACGCACCGACTTTGAATTTATTATAGTCAATTTCGTTGCCTTGTTCTTGGTCGTTTGCTAATAAACCACAATAAATGATTTCTCGAATTACACTCAATGATATTCCACCCTCAAAGATATCCCCTAATTGGTCAAGTGAAATGTTTAATTCATCGGTAAATGCACTCCAAAAGTTCATTGAAAAGTGCATTGTCCTAATCTTGCCACCAATTTTAAGGTCGTGGTAACCCCTCCTTTTGTTCCCCATTATGTATTAAAATTACGAGTTGACCGCAGTTGTAATTGATCCGGTAGTCACGATAGTCCCTGAATAGGTAACCGCACTTTCCATCTCACCACTTGTTTCAATTGAAGTGATAAATCCTTCACCTGAAAAAACAGTATCACCGGTTGTGGTAGTTCCAAAAGACCAATCAATTTTTGAACGGTTTTCCATAAGCGTAGCCATTGCCGGTACATTTTGGGTGTCCGTATAATCAACAAGACCTTCAAAGCTAATTTCTCCACTTCTAAGTCCGGCGATCACTTCTTGATAACCTCCCGAATCTTTGCTTGTTGCCTCCGGGGCATCCATAGACAACGAAAGAGATGCACTCGTTGAGTGACCGATAGTTGCCAAAGTACCGCCATCAGCGATGAATTTTAATAATAAATTTGTTCCGTTGTAAACAGTAGATGCCATAATTCTTTATTTTTTACAAATATAATACTTTTTAATTTTCTGAAATATCTTCAAATCTTCCATCTTATTTAAATGCCATATATAAATAGGTTTCTCCATTTTGATTAACCATATGACTATTTGTATTGTCTATGGCAAACCCTGTTGATGTTAAAGTAAGTCCTGACAAACTCCCACTATAAACATCTTCATCATCTGCTGTACTTGGGTAGAGATAACTTCTATTTCCTGTTCCGCTTGGTCTTTTATTGTCAAAGATTCCCCAAGGGTCTGACTGTGTAATATTTTTAATTATTACCATTGATGGCTCAAATCCTATATTTTCAGTAACTCCTGAAGTTGCACCTGTATAAGTTCCTATCTTACTATATCCGCTTACTGAATGGAAACAGTAGGCGACCCCTTTATCGGGACAACTTGTGCCTAAAGTAAATACACTATCTGTTGGTTGCGTGTTGTTCCAAACGCTTGAAACAGCTAAAAAAGCATCGCTTCTCTGTAAAGCCAATCTTCCTAAATGACCATTACCGCCATTAGCAGCTTGTGCCAATACTTGCCAATAGTTTCCGCTACTTGTTCTTGACTTCCAAATAATTAATTCAGGTGCTTGGCTTAGTCCGTGGGAAACTGTTCTAACTCCTGCATCGGCATCCATAGTAACAATACTAAACCCTGCTTCTGTATTAGCACTAACTTGAACGTTTGTGGCAGTACCACTTCCTGCAACTGCATCGCCTCCGCCTTTCCAAACCCAAGCTACAAAGTCTTGACTACTTTGATTTATATCACCTGCTTCTGATGGAGCTATAAAACCATTAGCTTCAAAAGAGGTAATTCTTTGACCACTTGCTGTAGCTTCTGCATCAGTTCCATTTGCCTTTAAAGAACCTGCACTCGCACCTCTAACGGAATCAAAAAGTCTGTTATTACTTGCAAAAGTTCTACCCTTAACCCATAAAAGGTCAGGCTGAAAACCTACGTTTGAAACATAGGGTGAATTCCCCTCATACAACACCGCCTTAAAGTTAGATGTATCTACTTCAGGTTTTTCGTTGTATAGTTCTGTTACTTGGCTATCTGTAAGGGCGGTGTCGTATATTCTTACTTGGTCTATTTTACCATCAAATTCTGTATTAGTAGATGATGAGTAACTTCCAATCACTCCAATTTGAATACCCGCAGTGCTTGTCCCTGCCGCAACAGATTGTGAATTTGTTTCTTTATCACCGTTTATAAATACTTTTAAATCAGAGTTATTTGTAAAAACTACGCAAAAGTGATACCAATTTCCATATTCATAAGTAGCAGTAGTAGAAAAGTCTATTCCACCTACACTACTATAAAAATTGAATTTCATATTATTAAACATAGCCATATACCACCCTCCGCTTAATGAATAATTACCAATGGGTACGTGATAATTATCAGATGCAGCATCAACATTTACCCAACAAGAAATTGTGAAACTTGTGCCAATATCTGAAGATGTAATAGGTGTTGATATTTTGCCATTAGTGCCATTAAACACCGCAGCTTGACCGAATCGCCCAAATCTGTACTCAATGTTCGTGTCAGTTCCATCGTTACCTCCTGTGGAAAAGTCCTCACTACTGTTGTCCAATTTGTAATAAGCTACAGGTGTAGTCCCTGCAGGATAGTTTACTATGTCTGTGGTAGATGTATATACACAAGCGGTTTCTAAGTAAAGAGTAGATACTTCGGTAGAGTTTAATGCTTTATTGAATATGCGGACTTGGTCTATATCTCCATCAAAATTTTGTGAATCATTATAATATGCACCTATGAAAATATCATAGGTTGAATCTCCTGAAGTCCAACCGCTTGTTAATCCACTTCCAGAAACTACTTCAGAATCATTATCAACATATAAATAAGAATTTGTGCCTGATGATGTTAAATCCCAAGTTGCAACTATATTGTGATAATTACCATCAGCATAAGAAGAAGATGTAGTTATGTCTAAAGCATTTGGCGCACCACCACCATCGTTTATTTGAAGCCTTATTTGACCACTTGTATTTAATAGAATATTAACTCCTTTATTTGAAGAGCCATATCCTGAAGCTAAAATAACTTCTGTGCCACTTGGATTTGCGTCTGCCTTAAACCAAAAAGAATGACTCCCAACATTTTGAGTTTTTAAATTGGTATCTATATTACTACTACTCCCATTAAACCTTGCACCATAGTTTATCTGTCCGCCTACTCCGAAGGTAACGTCAGTAGGTGTGCCTGAATAGTCAGTACCATCAGGGGCAGTACTTGCATCATAATCAAGATTATATAATGCTACACCACTTGAATCGCCAAATGGATCTGTGGAATCAGTAGTACAAGCTGCCGCAGCAGCCGCACCTGTATTAATTAATCTTTTGCCTAAACTCATACTATTTCATCTTCAGATGGTGGGAAAAATCTTTTGTCATATTGCAACAAGTCAGCATAGGATGTCAACGCATTAACCTCCGATTCTTTTCTGTCAAGTTCTGTCAATATGCCCGACCTTTCCGTTTGTGTATCTGAATCAATATCGATGTCCCTTTCGAATTTCCTTACGACTTGCCAATCACTTGGTTGTAATAATTGATTTGCTTTTTGTTTTAGTTCAGACAAAATAGTTAATTGTAAATCTGAAACTTTATATCTTTTTTCTGTTTCACCGGTTGGTTCTCCATCTTCTCCAATAATATCAACCTCTTGGTCAAAATCAATATCGGTAACAACATTAGTAAAAACATTATTTTCAGAATCAAATTCAATCCCACCCTTTGTTTGGGTCAATGGATTAAATGATGATTTTACAACATCATAAAAACCCTCCGCCTCAATAGTTTCAGCATCGGCATTTCTAAAGTTTAAAATAACAGTTCCATCATCCTTGGTATATTCAGATGGTAGAGATTTATAAATTTTTATTTGACCGTTTTCAGTTCTTGCTTTCATATTATTGTGGTTGTGCCGATGAATAAGTGGCAATTGAATAGTGATATATTTTTGAACCGGATGTATCATCGGTGCAGACTATTTGAATCAAATTTGTTGCTGACCCATCGTATGTGGTTGAACCTACCCGATTAAAAGTTGACCCGGTTTCTGCAAATGTTAGGGCATAATTTCCCGTAATAATTAAATCAATCACTTGACCTTGCACGGCATTTGAAAAGGTTAATGTTGCTGCTGCTGATGCGGTTGCCGTAAATGTACAAGCATTACTAAAATTTAATGCAAAAGATGTCCCACTTCCAAGTGCCGAAAGTTCAGAATATCGATCCTCTAATTTTGCAAAGGTTACCGAATCATCTGCCAAAAAACTTGTTCCCAAAGTTGTCCCGACCGTACCATCTGCCAAAAGGATTTGACTCGATGTTCCACTTGTTTTTACAAACGATGTTGCCTCCAATCTTCCGGTGGTGTCAACTTGTATGTTTAAGTCATTTCCAACCCCATCAGTCAGTTCCTTTGTTGAACCGGATGCGGCGGCATTATCAGTCAATTTGATAAGACCTTGATAAGTATCTTTTATTTTTAATCCCGATAGCGTAGTACCCATAATTTATTTTTTACAAATTTAACAAATTTATATTTCATCCCATAATTCAGTTTCCGCATTCCAATTTTTAGTCAACACCTCCCAAGTTTCCGGCAATCTTTCGTTGTATGTATTCCACACTTCATTGATAGAATCCCAAGTAAGTGGGATGACATAATTATAGGATTGCCATCTGTCCTCTGTATTATTCCATAAATCCTCAAGGTTGTCCTGAAGATATTTTTTAATTATTTTCTTGGTTTTCTTAGACCTTGAAATTACGTTAAAAGAAAGACCAAGCATTTATTTTGGTCTT